CGGCTTGCGCGTTCGCGGGTCGACGTAGTGCTGGCTTTTCGGGAAACAATGCACCCACGCCAGGGGGCTGTCGGGGAGAATCGTCCCCGCCGGGATCATAATCGTATTCGGCACGCAATACGCCTGAAACCCGTTCGGGTCCTCGCTCGGACTCGGCGGGCAGAATTCCGGGTTCGGTCCCTCAGCGTCACGAATGAGTTGCACGAGCATTGCAGCCAGCCTCACGGATACGCCACGATTCCGTCGAGCGTGATTTCAAAATTGGTTTTAAGGAATTCGCCCACTTTGCCGGTGACAGCTCCGAAATCCGTGAGTGTCCCCGAAAACGGCCAGGTCGTAAGCGCGACGTCCGGCAGGATCGCTTTGAACGAGGAAATGGCCGGCGCGATCAGCAGCGCTAACAGCGCTTTGTGGACCACGTTTCCAGGGTCGATGAACAGCGAGCCGGTGCACATCCCGCCGTCAGAGTAGCCGGTCGGCTTGTGTTCGTTGCCGACTCCCGAATCCAGCGCCGTTGTCTCTGTCGTCTGCGGCTTGACCTGCGGCAACTGGATCGAGTCGATGCAGGGGATATCGGTAAACACGCTGGCGATGCTGATTTGCAGTTTCAGGCCCTTCGAGCTGTATTTGACGGCAGGCATAGTCTCCCCTTCCGAGTGGTCTAAGTGCTTTCCTGATAGTCGATGCTCACGGCAGCCTCACCGAAAAAAAAGCCTTCGTCCGATCCGTCATCGAAGGGCACGAATTGAAAATGAGCGCTGTCCATTGTGGCCATTTGAACGCCGAACGATCCGAGCGAATCGCGACGCCCGGCCAGGCCGGTACCGGGATCGGTGTTGTTCGTGCGAATCGCTTCGATCAGCAGCCGCACCTCGTCGAACGTCTCGGCCACGCAGACGACATTGCCGCCCCACGCGACGCCGCCGCCCAGCCCGTCGAGATCGTTTTGATATTCTTCTCGCGTCGGCTCGATCAGCACGACCGGCAGCGTATCGCGCTGCCACATCTTCAGGACGCGCACCGGAATTCCGGCGCGAAGCGCGTTGACGGCGTCCAGCGATTGAATGAACTGGATCAATCCCGCTTCCACGTAAGCGGCTGCCGTGGCTTTCGCTGTCGCGGTCATAAGACACCCCCGACAGCGCGGCCTGTTTTGCGCCCGAATTTATTCACTTCGCGACCGATCGCAGCAGCCAGCGCCGTCTTCATGGCGAAACGCATGGCGTTCACGCTCGACATTGTCGCCCGCCGGATGAAGTTATTTCCGGGCATTCGCCCGCGATAGAGTTTGACGCCCGTAACGTGTTCCCAGCGCCGCGTGCGCTTGTTCCAGACGCGCCCGCTGGTCGAGAATCGCCGTTGCGTCCCCAGCGCGACGAGATGCCCATGCGGGCCGCGATTCGATTTGTAATGTGAGCCTTTATTGACGACGCGCCCGATCGGCTTCTGACCGACGTCGATTCCCGCCTTGCCGCCGAGCCCGCGCGAGCGGCGTAACATTCGCGACCCGATCGAGCGCTTCAAGGCACCGGTTTCGCCCTGCGGAGCTGCCTGCGCTTCGGCACGTTGCAAGATGCGCAGACCGGCCCGCACCGACGCCAGCGATGCGCGCGTCGCACCGGGGCCGGCCAGCTCCCGCAGGTTGGCGTCCAGCTCATCCACGCCGGTCACAACCATGAATTGATTCACAATTGGACCTCCGTGCAGCGCAATTCGATCTCAATATGCGCGTTCTGGACGTCGACTACCGATTCGATATTGAGAATCTTGTCGGACTGGCCTGGAGGCCCGCCGGCGAGCGTATTCAGCCACCTGACGCGGTGCTGCGCCGGGCTGATCGTCCGCGTAACCATGCACGCTTGCAGCCGGACCAGGTGCGTCACCTGCGCTGCGAGTTGCACGAAATAGCGGCCCTCACTTCCGCCGCGCGAAACGATCATGGCCCAGCGGGCGCAAAGCCTTGTCTCCCAATTCTCGACTTGCTGGCCGGCAGCGTCGGTCGTCGGCTGATTCACTTCCACGATCACTCGCTGGTTATAGCTTTCAGGATTGTGCCCGACTGCTTTGGCGGGGATCGCGACGGCGACGCCGATCATTGGTAGTCCCCCCATTTCAGCGTCGTGATCAGCAATTCATAATTCGGCGGCTTCTGGCCTGACAGCTGTCGGTGCTCGTTCCAGAACACGGTCAGCGTTTTGATCGGTTCTTTGCAGAACTCAGGGACGTCGTCCGGATCGTCGCCGTAGCCCGCCAGAAATGTGATCGTAATTGCGTTCGGCTGAAGTCGCGTCGCGGGCCAAGCTTTGCCCCAAGCCGGTGTCACGCGCGCCGGTTCCGAGACGGCGTCCAGCATGTATGAATCCACCGGGTGCGTTTGCAGCACGCCGGACGGGTCGACGAACGTAATCGACTCGATCGACTGAACGGGGCAGCGGCGCAAATCAATGTCCCAAGTCGGAAACTGATCGAGATACAGGCGCCACGTTTGCGAGATAAATGCGCGGGCGGTGTCCGCTTCGATCTGTTTCCGCGCATTGATCACCCACGGCGTCCATAACCGATCATCATCGTTGAATTCGACTTTCCCGAGCTGCTTCGCTTCGGTGATCGTCACCGGCTCGCGGGCCGGCGGGGACAAGAGCGCCAGACGCCAGCGGACTTGTGCGAACGTCAGACCGGGCGGCGCAAGATACTGCGGGCTGAGAATCGCCGGGGGGCCATACATGGGAAAATCAGGTACCGATGGCAATCCAGTTCACTTTCTTCCCGAACGTGCTAGCGGCGAGCGGCGTCGGATCGGTGCCGCCGGTATTCTTCCACGTCTTGACAAGAATACTGCCAGCGACCGGCGCGCCGGCCTGGTCGCCGATCGACGCCGTCGCCAGCATCGGATCATCGCCCGGATCGGAATCGAGAGAAGCGACAGCCGCGACAACGGTCGTCAGCCCCGTGGCGACTGTATCGACGGCTGTCACCGTATTCTGTTGGCCGCGAGCCAGTTTCAGACCGCTGCCCGCTCCGGCGATCGGGACCTCGTTAGCATCGAACAGAGCGGCGCCGTTCAAATGGATATTGCCGGCCTGATCGAAATACGCTCGATTCGGTTCGTGTCCAAACTCGGCAGCCATTGCAGATTCTCCGAAAAAACTGCATTCAAACCTGAATCAACAAATCAATGAATCAACGGAGCGGGCATCAGCTCGATTGCAGCGACATCGGGCCGCGACGATGGCGGGACAGGATCGCAATGCACGAGATGTCGGCGTTGCCGGAATTGAGGGCCGGCGTGATCGTCAGCCGCACATACCGCTTAGCGCCGATGTATCCGATCTTGCGCGTGGAATCGTCGGTGTCGAATCGGAAACTCGCTCCCGACCCGCTGCCGGCCACGCCGACGACGCCCAGCAGCGCGGACGGATCGACGGTCGCATTATCGGTCAGAGTCGGCGTGTTGCCGTCTTCCACCAGAACCTGAAATGTCGCGTCGACGTCCGCGACGGTGCCGATCGCGATCGCAAATTCCAGCGCCGCGACGTTCGCCGTGTCGATGATTTGCGACACCTGCGCCGTATTGTCAATGACGCGCGTCGGGCTGATCGCGCGCCGCAATTCGATGTTATCGTGTAAATCTCGCATCATGGTTTGGGCCTCCAGGAAAAAAATTCCGACAGAATGAACCGCACAGGCTCGAACAGGTCAGGCCAATTTGAGACGGGCGAAGGCTTCCTCCAGCACAGGCATCCCGTCCGTTTCTTTGCGACCCAGAAGGCCGACTTGATTCCGCAAGCTGAACAGCTCATTCAAGCGCTGCACTTCCATCGCCCAGGAATCGACAATCCAGTAATTCGAGAAGTCAGCGAACATTCCGACATACAGGCCCGTCGTGAACGTGTTCGGGGCGTATTCGCTCATGACGTAGGGACGCCCCAGGATACGATCGTTGTCGGTGCCGACGATTCCGGGGACCCACAGATATTGACCGTTGCCGTCTTTCAATTTGCGAATCGCTTTGATCGCGTCGCGGTGAAAGAGTCCTGTCGCTCTCGCCTGGTACGCGGCTTTCAGCGAAAACAGGGCATTGATCAGATCGTCAGCGCTGAACGTCGTCGCGCTGGAACACGTCACGTCACGCGCGCCGCTGATGCCTTGCGCGCTGAGGACGAATACGCCCAGGGGCCGACCGACTCCGTTGCCGTTCAGAAACGCCTTTTCTTCGGTGATGCCGAACTTGTACGCGAGACGCTGGGCCAGGAACGTGTCAGGCTCCAACAGGGCATTCGACCGCAATAGCTTCATGCTGATCTTGACCAGCTTTGTCAAAAGTTGCGGGGTCATTTCGCGCTTGCCGACCGTCGCGCCGTCATCTTCGGCGATGTCAGCGGCGGGGACTTCCGCTGTCCAATCGGCGTCTCCCGGATCAGTGTCCCATGACGGCGCACCGATCGACGCAGCTCCGGGCATGGGGATCACGGTCGCCAGTTGCCGCATGAATACGAGATCGTCCAGAAACTTGACGAGCATCTCGACCCACTGCATCGGGACCAGATAGCCCCCCTTCGGGTCGATGCTGACTTGCAAGCCGAGCTGTTCCGGCGAATTCCCTTTGAGATACGACAAGAATCGCCGGCGATACTCGCTCGTCGCGCGAGCGTGTTCGCCTGAGCCGTCAGGAAATGAGAGCGATTGCCCGCGAAACTGGATTTCGTACGGGCCGCCCAGCGCGTCCCCATCGCTGCCGGGCGAGCGCTTTTCGAGCGCGGGCGATCCAGGCCGTCCAGCCGACTCTTTCGAAATGGAGTCAAATTCCGCCAGCCGGCTATGGTGTTTTTCGTCTGCTTTTTTCTCATTGATCTTGGCTGACAGCCCGTCAATTTCATCGTCGAGGACGTCCAGCGACTTGCGATCTTCGGCAGACAGATCGCGCTTTTCCGTTTCAGCGCGGTTAATGATCTCCCGGTAGTTCGCGAATTTGTTCGCGCGGCTGTCGAGCAATTCCTTGAGTGATCCCGCCATGATGGATTGTCCTTGCGGAGGTGAGCAACCGGAGCTAGGGACCAGACACGGCTGGCCGCAGTCATACCGGCAAAGCGAATAGACTTTGCGAGCGATCTGCGGCCACAAAGGGGACGCGCGATCCGCTATTCTGCATTTCGGAGCCGGTTCGAAGGAACCCGCCGCATCGGAACGCAGCAGCCGGCGATTATGCCTCAGCCGCTGAGAATGTCAAGGCGAGTACGGCCCCCTGGCGTCGGCGTTGCACCACGTTGCACCACGTTGCATCACTCGAAAAAATGGACTGTGAAGCCTGTCAGAGTTGCCAGGCATCTCAATCGCCCTTGCGGCGCGGCTTCACGAGCTGCATCCCGAAGTTATTGATTCTCTGTCGACCGATCTCGGCGTCCGGCTTGCGGATCAGCTTGTTCTGCCGGAAGGGGCGATAGTCGACGGAATGCTGCCAGTGACCGAATTTATGAGTGATCGTTGTTACGTCAGGGTGTTGACGCTGAAGGCTGCGGGCCATTTCCAGACGCCCGTCAAAATGCGCATCTTGCCTGTACAGCGTGTCAGTATTGCCGCCCTTCATTTTCATTGTCGCCGTCTTCTCGGCCAGGAACGCATTGAACAGGATCGTACAGAATCCGGCTTTCAGGTACCGCAGCGACAAGTCGGTATCCTCGTTGTACCGACCGCGCCAGCGGAATTTGTAGCGCGGGCTGTTGCTCAACAGGATGCAGGAATAAATCCGCGTATTCGCGATGAACGGCGCTCGAATGAAACGGCGCTTGACGAGTGAGCAATAGTTCGGCCCCGCCATCGGGACATTCTCATAACGGTCGACAAAGGCCTCCATCGCGCAAAAAATCGCGCCCGATGATACGGGGACTTTCAGATTGCGATTGAACCGGCGGAACATGCGGATATTGTCGTCTACGATCCAGTGCCGTGCAGCCCCTTCGGTGATTGAATGCTTCCAGATCCAGTTGCGGGCGGGGATCGAGCTGCCCGGATCGCTGAACGGCAGCACGAGAATTTTCGCCGGGTCGATCACTGCCGCATATTGCGCGTGTTCCTGCGGCTCGATCACGATGCGGTACGGGACGCCGAGTTTCTCAAACGCTTTGCTCGTCAAACGGCTGTCCCAGCGGCCTTTCGAAATGATGTAGACCGGATATTTAGGACTTGCTGGCATACCGCGTCTCTGCCAGCGATGCAATTTCCATTTCGGGAAACCAGATGAACCGCGATTGCGGCGTCAACTTCTGACCGATCAGCTTTGCGAATTTGTCGACCGCCGTCTGGTCGGCAAAATGCACCTTGATCGTTCGAAACGCTGTCAGGTCCTCGTGGCTGTATTCCGGCATCCCTTGCCACTCCGCATGCGGGTCATTGTCGCCAGTCTGAAGGAACAGCCCGCTTTGCGCAGCGAGTTCGGCGAGCATTTCTTGCAGCGCTGGGCTATTTGTCGCGACGTCTTTCAACAGCGCGTCCAGCCGTGGAGCGTCAGCCCCCGCCATCGCGCCCAGCGGGTCGAATGTGGTCAACAGTTTCTTGGCTTCCGTTTCATCGACGTCGAGAATCAGCGTCGGGATTTTCCCGTTAGGGTCTGACTCGGCGCGCAGGTGCCCGTCGATCAGCCGCAATCCGCCTCCGGGCGTTTTGTAGGCTAGAGCGGCGCCCGCGTACCCGATTTCTTCAATCACTCCCTTGAGGGCGTCGCGCTGCTGCGGATTGTGGACGCGCCAGTTGAGCGGGTTCGGTTCCAGCTCACTGGCGGGGACGCGGCGAAATTCAATGATGCGATCGCGAATCTTCGCGGCAGCTTTTTTGCGTCCGGCTTGCGCCCTCGAGCTGCCGGGCTTGCTCGATCGCGGGTCAGCAGCTCCGTCGCGCGCCGGTCGCCGGCGGGTACCAGTTTTCATGGTTATTCCCTCGCTTCCATTTCTTTCAGCCGCAACCGGCGTTTCAGATATTCGCCGGCAGCGTGCTGCGGACCTCTCGCGGCGTCTCCGAAACGCCAGGTCAGGTACGATTCGAGCCAGGCGTGGGATCGAGCGCGAATCACTTCCGGGCTGGCGTCAGCAAATTGAGAATCGAGCAACTCGGCGGCCCGCCGCACGATTTCATCCGGCAACCCCAGTCCAGTCAGCTGCGCGCTCATGACATCGTCGACACGGG